GTCGGCAGGGATTGAAATCAACTGAGAACACAGGCTCGCGTTACCTGTGCGCACCCCAGACAAGGGCTGCACGCCACTCTCTTCCGCGTTTGGGCTCTTGTTCGCTAAGCTCACGGCCAGACGCCGTGCCATACTTGGTGACACACCCGAAGGTGCCGCTCCGCAACCGGCCACGTCCCGGTCCGGGGGCTTTCGCCCCCTCGCCGCTATGACTCGAGGTCACCGCGACTGCCCCGAGCGCTTGCCTCTAAGGACAACGCGTGGCACGGGGTTGGAGAGTGGACGCACAGACCGAGCCAAGGGCACCGAGTAGACCTTAGAAAGGCCCTCCCCCGTGTCCTCAGAGCAAAGATCCGTGCCTCATTCCCGACCTTACGGCTAACAAGCCGCGCTAAAGAGGTCAACAGGGGAGTAGTCCAGTGGGGGCGGGACCGCATGATGCGGCAAGAACCCCGCTGCCCACTCCCCTGCTGAGGGCTCCTCGACCCCCCCACACCCCTTGGGGTACCACGCGTACTTGGCCGTCCGAGGACCCCAAGCACGAACCGCGGCACCTCCCCGGCACTCAAGACGGAGGCCAACCAAACCACGGAAAAGCGGAAACGACTCACGGGCCAAAACCCGCTTGTCGAGACGCCAACCCTGATAGGAAGACTCCCACCCAGTGCCCCTCACGTCACGCCAGTACTGCTCCACCTGGCAACCGCGCGAGCTACGCGCCTCCCACGCCGAGGCAACGAGCTCCCGGACAAAAGCCCGGGAGACGTCGGCCCCAGGCGGGCCCGCACTCCCAACAACACGCCTCTCCCAACCCTCCGGAACCGAAGCCCAGAGCAGACGGCAAGGATCCGCGGGGAGGGGAGCTTCCCGAGGCAGCTCCCCATACCAACACTCCCTCCTCCAAAGGCCGGCCCTTTGCAGAGCACCTACAGAAGCAGGCACTCCCAGGCCCCGGATCACCGACCGGCCAGATGCACGCAAGGCGCCAGAAGACGCCCTGAGAAACATCGAGCCGGCCAGATCCCGAGTCAGCCCAACGAACCCGGAGAGAAAACGCGAGTAACTCGCGCCAACACCTCCGAGAGTGTCAAGCCTCTTCGCCAGCCCTCCTGTGCGCAAAACAGGAACAAGAGAAGGGGGCTTTGACCGACGGGACCTGAAGAAGTGAGAATTAACTGAGAAAAACCTTGCATCAAGCAACGTCTTTCCCCTAGACAACTTCAGGCCAACGTCGGAGACATGAGCAGCCCACCGATCAAACTCCACCCTCGAGCAGCGAAAGACGATATCGTCCCCGTTGATGCGAACAGGCCGAGACCTGTCAAAACACCAACGGAACGCGACATAATTCTGCAGGCACAAGAGGGGAAAACTCAAGAGGTTTCCCATCAACTGCCCACAGACCTGCTCAAAACCGACCGAGGAATCCTCGTAGTGAACCACAGATCGCAAAGAACGGACAGCAGCCCGTGCCAAGCGATGTGGGACCCACGAGGAATTCCATAGGATAGATTCGAGCAGCGCCTCAGCCACCTCGAGAGGAAGATGATCGGTAGCGGACTCATAGTCCCCCGAAACAAAAACCTCACCCGCCCGGGGGTGAAAGTCCCGGAACTTCCCAGGTTTGGCCTCACCACGAAGAAGCCAAGGAAACGTGGAAAGCTGATTGTAGAGCGCCTTGTGGAGGGGTCGTAAAACCCCCAGCTCGGCGGAAGCCACCGTGACACCACGATCCTTCCCACCCTCAGACACGACGGAAAACTTAACATCCCTGCGGATGTCAAGTTCAGGCCCGTCACTGAGGCAAGAAGAAAGGAAACTGGACCGGCACGGAGCAGTCCCCCTCGTACCCCCACGGGAACGAGGGCTCTCCAAACAGGCGGAAACAGAAGGGGTCGACCCCCACACCAGGTCCTCGTACGAACGATCCCACCCGTTAGGAAAGCACTCACGTGCTATCCGTCGGGCATGGGCGAGGTAACCTGGAGGGAGATTGACCGGGGACGGATCCAGACACAGGTTAGCCCTGTGGCTCTGGATCTGAGCCTGTGTGACGCCTGAGCAAGGGAGAACCTTTCTAAAAAGGAACAGACTCCCAGCCACAGACATGCGAACAGAGGCGCCAACACCTCTGACCACAGGCCACCAAGGGTGGTTAACCGGGTCTTCAAGGAGCCCCACACAAAACTCCTTAGCGCGGCGAGGGTGGAACGAGCCCGAAGACAAACACGGAGGAACCACCAAAGAACCACTACCATCAGGTAGCAGGCTTTGGAGGACGCTTCGTGTCTCCTCGAAGAGACTCACCACCCTCGTACTAGTGAACGCAGGCGATTCAACACTAGTAACCGTCATCCGCTGAACACAGCGGCGGCCTCTCG